TCCAGATTCTCCTGCGGTTAACCTTAATTCCCCTGTGCTATAATCAATTTTTAAACCTCCTTTATTATTTGTATTGTTATAGTTAAAATATATTTCACTTGACGTCGTAGATGGTCCAATACTTATAGTCCCTGAACTGTCTATACGCATTCTTTCTGTAGCTGAACTTGGAACTCCTGTGTTAAAAGCTAAACCAGAGCCTTGTCCTGTTGTAGATTGTGATATTGAATAAATAGAACCCGATACACCTGTTCCACTACCTGAATCGTCATTTTGTTTAAAATCAATACGACCCATTATAGTTCCATCACCAATAGACGTTCTACTATCTTCAATGGTAATAATAGGGGATGAACCTTCTACATTAAGCAATGTATCAGGCGAATCAGTTCCGATTCCTACGTTGCCCGCTCGTTCAACCTTAAATCTTGGATAAGTCTGTTGGTTATCATCCCATACTTGAAAAGCATTACTTCCTGACCCAACAAAAACATCTAATCCTCCTACGTCTTGTTTTGCGTCAGTCCAAGATGAATGAGCAGCTGAACCAAGTTTTACATTTCCTGGAACATCAAGTTTAGCGTTTGGGCTTGTTTCTCCAATTCCGACGTTTCCTGAACTGTCTATAGTCATTCTTAAACCTGCCGCTGTACCAAAATTCATAGAATCTGCAGAATGATTATAATTTACATAACCTCTATATGCTGTATTTCCACTTGTGCCATCGGCAAACATCAAATAGTTATTATGACTTGTCGCATTTGACCTAATTGTAATACCACCTAAATCAGCTTTTGCTTTTACAACTAAATCTGGTGAAAAATAACTTGATGGTGATGTTTCTCCTATTCCTACATTTCCAGAATTGTCTATCACCATTCTTGGTGTTGTAGGATTTCCTGTTGCAGTAGTGCTGCTTAAAAATTCAAGAGTTCCTGCTGCTGAATAGTTATTATGTATCATCCAAGACCTTGAATTTGTAGGGTCACTTGGAGAGCTTCTAACTTTGAAAGACAAACCGGAAGCATCGTTATTAGTAGAAGTAATACTTAAATTTCCAATATTTGCATTTACTAGACTTTCAATACTAACACTTCCTGCAAAAGTTGCGTTTCCTGATGCTCTAAATGTGCCATTAACATCAAGTTTATAAAAAGGAGTTAGTGTTCCTATACCAACTTCTTCATTACCATTTATTGTTATAGCTGTTGCATTTGCGTTGTCGTCAATACCTTGTGATGTAAAAAATCCATTTATGGTTGCGTTTCCATCAACAACTAAATTATTTGTTAAATCCCATGTATCATCAGCGTCGTCAAATATAAAACTTGCTTGCGTGACTCCATCACCTCTATATACAGATATACCAGACGTAGTTGCTGTTGCTGTATCTGGTGAGCCCTGAGTAGTGTTTAATTGTAATATATTATCCTCAACCTCTACTGTTTGCGTATTTAATATAGTTTGAGTACCGTCAACAGTTAAATTTCCTCCAATAATTACATTACTAGATATATTTGCATCACCTGTTACATCTAAACTGTAATTTGGTGAATTATTATTTATACCTAATCGATTATTTGATTCGTCTAAGTGCACTACTGTTGATTCAGTTGTATTGCCATCACCAACCCATATTTTACCCGTAGTTAAATTAGGTATATCATTTGTTCTAAGTATTGACGATACTAATAACGATCCTGAACTACCACCAGATGATCTTGCAACTTTAGCAACGTTTTGAATTAAATTGCCACCCGTTGGTTTTGTCATTGTAAGACCACCACCTGCTTTTACATATACCGTGTCATTTGATGATGTACTTGTACCATCAATTGTGTCTGTTGTAAGATTTCTTAAATAGCCACCTGTAATTACATAACCTTCTTCGTTTACAGCAAGTGTAGTTAATAATAATCCTGCTGATGGCATTTTAGCACTATCGCTTGCATCTGCTGGTGCAATTTGTAATCTTGCTGAATTACCAATATTACCTGTTATATATACAGGCTCGCCTTTAGCTATACTTGCAGTGTGTGTATTTTTTACAGGTATAATTACCGCACCTGCTTGCAAACTATCTGTTTGTGCTGCAGAAGCAATACTAATTACTTCTATATCCACACCATTTGCCGGCGCTGTATCAAAACTAAGTGTAGTGGAATCTACTGCATAAGTGCCTTTAAATTGATAAACACCATTTAAAAACACAAAAGTTTTAACTTCGTTGTCTATAACTTGTGCTAATGTAAAATCTGTTGATGAGCCGTTACCTGTAAAATTATCTTGGTATATAACTGTAGGACCAGTATTTATTCCGGCTATGGATATAACTTCTATGCTGTGACCACTTATTGGTGCTGTTGTAAAAGTTATTTGTGTGCTGCTTAAAGAATATGTATCTTTTTCTTGATAAACACCATCTATGTATATGAAAGATTGATCTTCTGTAGTTAATGAATTTTGTAAATCAAATACAACAGTGCTTCCGTCCCCAGTAAAATTATCTCTATAAATTACAGACGCAGAACTACTAGCAGATGGATCAGCAAATGATAAATTACCAGAACCATCTGTTTTGATAAATTGCCCATTGCTTCCGTCTGACGCAGGAAATGTATATGCGTCGTTAATTCTTATATTACTAAGAAAACGATTTGCCATATTAAATTTATAAAATTATATTAACCTATTTTTGTAATAAGTACTCTGATGTCGTTAGTAGACGGGATTGAATTACTACTAAAATCAATTGTTACAACTGATGTAGATGTTCTTACCACGTCTGCATAAACTGTGTCTAATGAACTATTATCATAAAGCTGTACAATTACATCCTGAGAACCTAAATTGTGTGTTACAGTGTAAGAAGTATCTACTCCATTACCAATTGATGTTGAGTACGTGCTTTCACCAACTGTTTGTATTTCGTAATAATCAGTTCCATTTTTAGTAAGCTCCCAAGTATCACTTGTTTCATTCCATCTTAATGCTACATTGTCATCAGCAGTTCCTCTTTCAATTTCAATACCACCATTTTCACTTGGTGAAGAACCCGCATAATTACTATTTAAAGTAATAATATTATCAGCAAGATTTATTGTTTCCGTATTTACAGTAGTTGTCGTTCCCGATACCGTTAAATTTCCAGAAACGATTAAGTTTCCTGAAACAGTTGGATTGTCAACTAAGCCAATTTGAATTTGGTTATTAGTTACAGTTGTTTCAATTTCATTTGCAGTACCAGCAAAAGTTAACGTATCGGTTCCTAATGTTACTGTATCATCTGAACCAGAATCTGCTGCTATAGTTAAATCCGTACTAATTGCCGCAGTGCTTGCCGCAGTAATTTGCCCTTGTGCGTTTACAGTTATAACTGGAATTGCTGTTGATGAACCATAAGATGCAGCCGTTACGCCGGTGTCTGTAATTGCGATATCATCCGCATTTGCCGTAATACCAGTCCCGCCAACTACATTTAAAGTTACCGCTCCTGAATTACCGCCACCAGTTAAACCATCTCCGGCAGTAACGCTAGTAATGTCTCCAGATACAGGAATCCATTCTGATCCGTTATAAAAGTACAACTGCTTATCGCCCGTCGTACTATCGTAATATATTTGTCCTTCTACTGGCGTTCCTGGTGCAGCACCTAAATTTTGAATTACCGCATTTTGTAATTCATTTTTGTTTAAATTAATGTCTGTTAAGTATGATAGTGCCATATTTTTTAGTTTGCGTATACTTTACCTGTAAAAGATGAAGTAAATGTTATCGTAAATGAGTTGTCGTTTATATGTTGTACATCACCAACCACATGCGATCCAGCTGAATCCACTGTTGTTACTGATGGAAATTTATTTAAATTATGATTTATTGTTTCTGCAGTATCCGCTGAAAAAGCAATATTACTTGAAACAAAGTTTTTATCTGTTTGTCCTTTTGGTGAATATGCCATTGCATAAAATTTATCACCAACCAAAGAGCCATTGCCTTCTATAAATGTAACCGCTAGTGTTGAATAACCGCTACCAGAATCTGTTATTGTATCTATACTGTATAAAGCAAAATTATTTTGATTATCTGTTTGTGTAAGCATCACCCTCAAATCTTCAAAATAATTTAAATAAGTTTGTATGTTTTGATCGTTTGTATTTATATGAGAAAATCTAAACGACGTTTGGCTAGCAAATGATCCTATACCCCCTGTTGTTATATTAAATTCCCCATTACTAGGAGTTGTGCCTGTATTAAATTTATATATAAGTTGGCCGTTTACATTGATTAGACTGGATGTATTTAAAAATCCAGCAAGATCTTCTAACTTAAAATTTTTAGTAGCATTTCCCCCAGAGTCTGTTCCTATAACTTTGTCACTCTTTGAAACCGTGGTATCAAGATTATAAGTACTAATCTTTGCCATTTAATTTATTTTTTTACTATAGTTGAAATCTTTTCTAATCCTCTAGATGTAAAATAAAAACCTAAAGCATAAGATAAAATTTGCCCCATCAATTCTACATATTGGTTTGCAATATTAAAGCTACCAAAGTTACCATCAGTTACCGCAAATAAAGTATATATCGCTAAACTGAATATTGTAATCATTGGGCGGATATTCTTCGAAAGCCACGAGTCTGATGCCATGTCCGCTTTATGTCTTGCAGATATTTCTTTTTCTAATGACAATTCATGCTCTTGAAATATCATTGTCATTTCTTTTTCAAAATTAGCTTTTTCGTCTTTAGTTCTTACAAATTTATCTACAAGTCCACCAATTTTATCCGCCACATCTAATCCTGCACCCCCAAATAATTTAGCAAATAATTTTTTCATTTGTTTGTTTTTATTTTATAAGGAACTGCTTTATTTAGCGCTTGCCTTCTAGCCTCACAACCACAGGGTATATTTAAACCTTCAGAAACTTTATCAACAATCGTTTTAATACCTGTTTTAGTTGTAAATTTATGTATACTATCGCCTAATCCTCTACTTTTCATTTTAACAATTCCATTTTCTTCTTGCAGCTTTACCTCTTTCGCTTGTCCAACTACGAGATCTAGCACAAAATGATTTTCTTCTTTTCCAAGCTTTACTACCTCTTTTTAATTTAGATGGTGGAGTTGTAACGGCTGTTTTAAGTTTGCTACCAGGATTATCTCTTCTGTATTTAGCAACACCTTTTTTAGTCATACCACCTCCAGCTTTAGAACCAGTGCCGCCTTTTTTATTTACTTCAGCGTAATATCTCTTTGATTTTTTCCTTGAAGGAGCATTTTTACTTGGCATAATTATTTCTTTTTCATTTTTTTAAAATCAGCTCCTGTAATTTTATTATAAGGAGGTGCTTTTTTAGCTATTTTTTTTTGCTTTGGTGTTAATTTTTTTTTACCTTTTGCTTTAGCTTTTTTTGATGGTCTTCCAACCTTTGAACCGTAAGTTCCTTTTCCGTAAGGCATAATTTTAAAATTTAAGTTATCGATCTTTATCTTTAATCATATCATCTATAGCTTTGTTATAAACTTTATCTGTATATGATATATTATTATAAAACTTACTTCTTTCGCTTGTAGGTAAATCTTCTTCCGCAAGCATTATACGATACATTCGCATAATCAATTGTTTACATTTAAAAGAAGTTTTATATATGCTGTATTTTATTGTTGTTCTGTTACGATGCCTCCATACATCTATCCACCCATCTCTTCTCAGTCTTTCCCATCTATCTTTATCCCAACTGTATGTGTAGGTGCCATCAATAAAATCATTACGTGTAAATCGTTCTTTACAATCTAAATAGATTAATAATTCTAGATCAGCATCCTTTAGGCTATAAGTTTTACAGGCCCATTTTCTAATGAGCCTATAATACTTTAATAAATTTAATTCCCTGATGTCACTAGCTTCTATTCTCATTCTACTAGGACTATATCTCCGAGCTTTAATACGTAATATAGTTTTCCTTCCCATTCAATTCCATGACCACTCATTTTATCATAACGTACTATATCGCCCTCGTTTAAATTTTCTACTAAATTCCCAGCGGATATAACTCTGCCTTTTAAATACCTAACGTCTTTATTTTGATCTTCAGTCAATTCAAGGCCGCCAACTTTTTTTGGTGCTTCTTTTATTTTGTCAACAACGACATAGTAATTAATTGCTTTCATTTACTCGAATATTATTAATTACACAATCTGCTGAAAATATTGTATTCGCTACACTAACCGCATTTTTTAACGCTGTTTTTGTTACAAGCACTGGATCAATAATTCCTTTGTGTACCATTCTTACGGACTTTTCAGTTGCAACATCGATTCCAGTTCCCGCTATAGGATATTCCATGTACGGTAAGTTAGCATTCTCTATTATTGTTTTATATGGTGCTTTTATTGCTTGTAATAGTATTTCTTCACCTAAACCGTTAGGTTTAATTTTTTGGGAAGCATTCAATAATGCAACGCCACCACCTGGAACAATACCTTCTTGTAACGCTGCTTTAGTGGCATATA